CCTTCTGCAGCTTCTCTACCCTTTCCTCAAGGCTGTCAAACATAGTCTTATATGTTGTATTGATACTGTTCACAACACTGTTTGCCTGGTCCTTCTTGATGATTCCAGAATTGACTGCAATGTCGGTAAGGACCTTTGCAAAGTCCTCAGCTCCGCTTCTGCCGTTCTCAACAAGCAGATCGTAAAACTCCTCTCCATCTGTGATCTCGTTGTCATTGTCCTTGTAACCCAGAGCTATGCCAAGAATATCAACCGCTCTGTCTATATCATCTACTGCACCCATAAGAGTTGCCAGCATGTTCTCTTCGTACTTCTCCTTGAGAATCTTCTGACCACCTGCTGTAAGTCTCAAGTGAAACTTCTTCTCTGCTCCATCTACCTTGAGTTTGATTTCCAATGTCTGCATATCTGCTTTACCTCCTAAAAAGGCAGGGAGACCATGCCCCCTGCCTGTGATGTATTATTTCATATTGTTGTATTACAAAAATGGATTACGCTTCTACCGGATCAGTAACCTCCCACTCACCCTGAAGGTTTACAACTGCCTTTGCCTTAATGAGGTTGTTGACCTCGGCACCGGTAACTGTCGTTGTAACATATCCCTTATTCTTGAATACTGTCTTGTCAGGGAATGTGACCTCAACATCAACTATAGCCCCAGCATCCTCAAGGCCCTTGAGTATACGATAGTCTGAGGTTGTTGCTCCATTGTCATAGAGATACTCTACCTCCCAGCTATCGTTCTCCTGCACACCTGGAACACTTTTCTTTGACTTATCCTTGAAGCATGTAGCATCAAGTGATGAAGGTGTTCCTCCAATGTCTCCTATCTTTGTTGCATAATTAAGGGCTGTCTTGCCTATCTTGATATCAAGACCTATTGAGGCAAGTCCCTGCTTTGGTGTATCTGCCATTGTTTTATACCATCCTTTCTGCTTATGAAATAAGCCTGTTTGTTCTTGTGTCTACTTTGCTGCTATATCTGAGAGTCTTTCTGCAATATCCGCTGGCGTCAACATTATCTCCATCGTCATCCGGGCTTTCGTAGTCCCTGTTGAATCCAAGGTCTACCATCTTCTCATCAACCTTCAGCATGATATCTATGCATTCATCCAGAGTGGTTGCCCATATGTCTATCTGAAAACCAAGATTATCAACAACGCTGTGCATCCCTGTGCTAGTATTGGCTATCTGTATAAATGTGATAAGCGGAACATCTCCAATGGACTTGGGGTAGCTCATTTTCACCTTAAGTCTATCGTGATCTATACTCTCAAGCAGCTCTCTGATCTGTCCTCTTGCGTCTATCATATGGTGATCTTACTCTCCATTCTTACTGCTGATTTCAGCCTTTCTACTATGTGTTCCTCATTGTTCTTCATTGCTGGGTAAAGGTATGGCTGTGGTGCCTGTCCTCTGGTAAGATATCCAATAACCTCTCCATCCTTCTTTATAGGAATGAAGCGATACTTTTCAGCCTGAGCCTTATCTATCTTGTCAACAGGTATCATCCATGGTGTCTGCCTGTATGTTAGGTCTATACCCTCAATCTTAAGGCCTGCCGCCTGTCCAACGGGTCCTGTGCCAAACTCCACATATGCCGCATAGCTTGCATTGTTGTATACCTCACCAACAATCTTATCCTCTGTCTCAGTCACCCTTGTTTGTATCTTCTCTCTGAGATATCCACCATCAACAGGTGCAAGTGCTCTGGCTTCTCCTGCTATGCGGTCGGCTTCCTGTTCCACAATCTGCTTTACATTGCCATCAATCCCATTAGCAAGTTTATCCAGGGCACTTATGAGCGTATCCAGTCCTTTGATTTCAATAGGCATATCTATTTCACCCTTTCTATAATGACAAGGCGATAAGAGGGATAAGGTTTGATGGATTCCACGTTATACATGTTATCGCCCACCTTCACCCTGTCTTTTTCTTTCAGACTGATGGAGTCATCGAAAACACATCCCTGAAGCATCTCATTGACACGCTCACCATACTCAGCTACTTCAACCTCTGAAGATATAGGACTCCACAGGATTCCTTCAAGTATTCCAGATGGCTCCGTATCATATGCATATGTTTCGTTACCATACCTACCCTCAAGTACAGAATAGCGATATATCCCGCTATTCTGTCTCTTCTGTGCTATCTTTCTTCTTATGCTTGACATATACCCTCCTGTATCTCTTGAGGCTGTCCAGGACCTTATCAACCTGTGTATCAAAGCTCTCTCCTGTGAGATATGTTGTATTCTCGGACACAACACCCTCTGAATAACTCTCAGACTTTATGTGCTTGTCAGCCTGGTCTCTCTCATAGAGTATAGCTGCGATCTCGACCGCCTTTGAGACAAAGGCTTCATCAAACTGCTTCACATTCAGAAACAGAACAATCTCATCCTTTGCCTCTTCCAGATAATCGGTCAGGATCTCATCACTTATATCATTATCAGAGCCTATCTTCCTCTTAAGCCTTGCCAGTGAATCCATCATGTATCACCTCTCAGTCGGTCGCCTTTGTGGCTGTCTTTGTTTTCTTCTGAGGCTTTGGCTCTTCCTCTGCTTCGGCATCCTCCACCGGCTCATCCTCTGCTGGTGCCACGCTGACCGGCTCATCCTCTATAACAAAGGTCTTTATGTCCTTGCGGCAATGCTCTACAACACGCTCATTCCGGCAAGTGAAGCTGTGTCCTGTGATAATATTCTTTATAATAGCCATATCTGCCCTCCTACTTTCTATTTACTGTGAGAGTTGCAAGTGCATCCTTCTGCAGTACCTTGACACCACAGAGGTGAAGTCCCTTGACAGCATCTGAGAAGTTGCTCTCTGGTCTGTAGCCCTCTGTCTCAGTGATCTGCTCGGCAAATGAAGCACCAGCATTTGTACCGGCAAGTATCTTGTACTTTGCACCCTCTGTATTCGGTACATTGTTTGATACATAGATCTGGAAGCCTGCGGCAGCTCCGATGTGTCCGCCCTGAAGGATTGCCATGTTGACATCTGTACCATTGCCCACGAATCTTGAATCCTTCTGAAGAAATCCATGATAGAATGGTGGCACAACTACCCAACGACCTACAAGTGGAACATTCTTCTCTGTGAGCTCCGTTCCAAGATCTACAAGCAAGTCATATGCATCATCCTTAGTTGGAACAATTGGAGACTCATCACTTCCGATTGCTCCGGCAGCACCGGCTACCATGATTCCTGCAAGCAGTGAATCAATAGTATCATTCAGACCATATGCAGCTCTTGCCATGGCCTCGTTCATGAGCTTTGGGTTAGTCTGAGCATTGTCCACATCCTTGATGGCAAAGTTGAAGTAATTTGCCTGATCAATAACAAGTGTATTCTGCTCACCTGTAAGCTCGTCTGGATCATCAATCTTTGCTCCTGTATACTTCTTGATCGTGATGTCACCGATCTGGTTGATCTTTACAGTATCACCAAACTGCGTGATCTCACCCTCATAATCTCTGTTGACAAGGCCTGCATACACATGGATCTTGTCAAGATGTGCAAGAAGTCTTGCACTCCATATCTGTGGAATAAAATTCTTAACTGACATATATCATCTTCCCTTCTTACTTATTCTGTTTGAGCACATTCTGCACCTCATCCCAGTGTGCGTTGATCTCTTCAACACTCATGGACTTTATGCTGTCCATTGTTATTGTTGTGCCCTGGGTCTTATCCCTTGGTGCTGTGCCTCTCATCTTGTTACTGATTGAATTTGAAACAGCGTTTCTAAAAGTCTCTTCAAACTTATCTATCTTAGCCGCTGTCTCCTCTGCTGTATCGCCTGTCAAGACATCAGCAAATGAAGCATCAAGCCCTCTCTTGATCAGCTCCTTACCTGTCGCAAGTACAAGCTGCTGTCTCTCAAATGCTTTCTTCTCAGCGTCAAAGGCGGCCTTTTCCTTATCAAACTGATACTTTGCTCTCTGCTCCGCTGTCATCTTCTCCAGCTTCTTAGCCTCGTCAAGGTTTTCAATGGCTTCCTTGTCCCACTTTTCCTTGGCTGTAGCAAGTGCCTGTGTGACTCTTGCATCTGAAGCTGACTGAACAGCCTTTTTGAACTCTGGTCTTGCCAGAATCTCCTCGACTGTCATAGTCTTAAGCACATCGTCAAGTGTTGCTGTGCTTGCTGCCTGGCTCTGCTGTGGATCCTGTGTCTGTGTACCAGGCTGTGTTGTTGCCTCACCAATCTGTGCCTGTGTCTGTGTTGTCTGCTGTGTTTCATCCATAGCTTATACATTCCTTTCTTGTGCCTGTCAGTTCATGCCTGCCAGTAGTCTATTGATATGTCCCCAGCAAGTTCATGCCTTGCTGTTGAGGTTTTAATGTCTTTTCCTTGACAATAAAAAAGACCATGTTTTTACCATGATCTAAATTAGCTACTATTCTGTTCTTATTCCTCTGTATAACACGTATTTGTCAACTTATGGTATACATCCTCATACAGTTCCTGTTTATTGCCATTGTAGGTATACTCAGCATATATCCCATCACCACTGATATTTGTTGACGCAAGGCATTTATAATTCTGTAATGTCTTGCATGACCAGACAATATATATGTCGCCCTCATCTATCTGTATATCTGGGTGATTCTTACGATACCATTCAGTCAACTTCTTGCGACATACATTCTCAAAGTGTTTCATTCCTGTTACTATCATTACTTATCCTCCTATTTTATGCATTAAAAAAGCACCATACATCTCTGTACAGTGCTTGTAATCACATCTAGCATTCTTTTCTACTCTTCTCCTATATGCCTTTTTCCGGGCTTATATAGTTCTTCTATAACTCCATTGGCTATATCTCCGCCTACGTATCCTGGACCATACAGTTTGTCCAAATGTGCTCTAACCTCCGAATCTCTAGGCAATGACCTAAATTTTTCTCTCTGCTTATCATATTCCTCATATGATGTAATACTTAAAAACTCTTCTTTTAAAGTCATCTTAATGCCTCCTCTATCAATTTGATCTCGTACTCATTGAGCATTGTTTTGTCCTTTTGATACACTCTGAAAAGCTCTGAAATAGCCTCCCACATAAATTCTGTATTTAAATTACCATCTGGGGTGATAGCCTCAGTTACGCTATCAATATATAATCTACCTTGATATTCGCTTATAAACTTATCACCATGCAATATATAAATATTGAATTTTTCACCTGAATCATTTTCATATATTTCCGAAGTAATATCTGCATCGCTTAATCCCTCAGTTAAGTATTTCTTATACTTTTCCACAATTTTAGGATCCATCATGCGTTCTTCTATCAGGTGTCCAAATTCATGATCTATATCCTCTTTCTCAGCGCCTTTGGCAATGTTGATAATGCCTTTTTTTACATCACAACTACTGCCATTCTGCCCCATATTAAAGGTTACATCAGCCATTGCTTTCTGCACTTTATCTGGCAACTGTGAGTATGCGTCAACAACAGCTTTTTCATCTCGAATAATGTTTACATCCGACTTTGACGCTTTAAACATTATATCTCTTATATTATCACCATTTTTTGTATTATCAACATCTTTCTTCTCCAACACATACTTCCTGTACCACTGTGCATAACTCATATCAAATGGTACATGAATGTTCTTGTTGGTCTCCGGATCCCTTGCAATTCTCTCTTTTGGAAAAATCCCATCCTCAGGATATGCCATGGTTGTTGATCTGCAGTTGGGGTGCATAGGAGGGAAGTTTACACCTACCTTGGCCTTTGAAACAAAGAATACTTCCTTGTCCAGACTACGGCATATAGATGATGTTCTCATATCAAGTGTAGCAAGATAAATATACCTGAGTGTTCCTGCCGCCTTATATGACATCAAGGTGCCCTGATTACAACAGTGATTCACCTCTGTGCGGATAATACGATTTATCTTATATCTTTCGCTTACTACCCTTGCCTCAAGTGCCAGCTCCATATCTCTGATACTCTGTCCTGTCATAAGGCCCTGTGTTATAACCTCTTCAAGGCTCTCTGCCAGCTTCTTTGTATTCTTCCATACCCGCTTTGAATAATTGGAGCCCGCCCAATTGGTTGCTATTGCCGCTTGTACATCCCTGTCAGTCAGCTTCGTGAAGTCAAAGCCTGTCTCTGTTCTTCTCTGCTGGTCGTATATGCTCCTGTAGTAGCTCTGCTCATATGTATCTATAAGCCTGTCTGTGAGCCTGTAATGAGCTGCAGAGCCAACTTTATAGGCTTGCGCATGTATCAAATCCTTTAATGCCTCAAGACGTGATATGCGAGCCACATAAGCCGGAGCATTGAGCCTTGCAAGTATAGCCTGCCTGGCTATCTCCTCCTGACACTGTGCAAGTGTGATCATAAGATTGCGGCGCATAGTCTCCGTCTGTTTTTCATTAAGAAGCCTCAAGGCGGCATCCTGGCTTATTCCTGAATCACGTGCATACTTACCAAATATCTCCTCTATCTGCTTCTCTACGATATCCACAGCGCCATCAAAGAGCTTGTTTACATGCATAATATCAACATCGGCTCTGTCCTGGGAGAGCTTCTCAAGATCTACAGCTCTCTTCTCCCAATAGTTGTTGTCGCTCATAGATCACCTACTCTTTCTCAGGATCCTTTTCTTTGTCATCCTTTATAGGTGTCTCCATATCTTGTGCATGCTGTTTAACAAATGTATCTAAATACTGCTGCTGTTCTTCGGCTTTCTGCTTCTTCACATTCTCTATGACCTCATCAACATCTTTGATAAACCAGAGCTGTGAAAGAAGTGTCTTATCATCCACTATACCCCTGAGCTGAGTTACCATATTGATGATTGTTGGCTTATCTATTGGCATTGCAACTGTGAATACAACATCAAGCTCTTTCTTGTCTATGAGAGACATTTCACCCTTGACATTAAGCCAGTGGTTGTACATCTCGAATCTCTTCTTGAGCCCTTTCTCAAGGCTCCTCATCTTGTTCTTCACAAGCATATTCATAACCATCAACTTGAGCATGAGGGCCTGTCCTGAGCTGTTTCCTGCAAAATTCTCATCTGTCATATCAACTGTAAGGGTCATCTTGTGGATTTCTCGGATAATATCATTACAGAGCACTGAAACACTGTTTTCATCAAATGCTTTCTGTATGTACTCTATCTTTCCATCCAGTGGCAAGCCATCAATGAAGCGGTTCTTCTTCAGTTCTTTCTCGTCATCGTCATCTAATGTCATACCGAACATGGCAAGGATTGAATTGACGAACTTCTTCTTGTCTGTCACTCGGTCGCTGAAAAGCTCGTTGAGTGCATCCTGCATAGGAATGATCTGTTCAAAGTCACCCTGTCTCTCATCGTTGTTCTGGTACTCCACCACAGGAACCTCACCAAAGTAATGCTCCTGTTCGCTGCCCTCAACAAGGTAAAATTCAAAGTTATCAAGGTCACGACTCCTGTATTCTTTGGTGTTGTGATCATTGCATACAGTGATTGAATAATACTTTGATTCATTCAGATCTTCCTGTATCTCATAAATAATCGCAAATAACTTATTGTGCTCCACTGTATTGTCTCTGACCATGATACAGTTCATAGGGTTCACTACTGTACTTCGTGGCTCTGGATTTTCATCGCTGTTGGCATAAAGCTGTTCATAGGCTTCACCATATATGCCTATAGCCTTACCTATCTTGGAATCTATCTCTGATATAGTCTCATTGTCGTATACGTCCTGTATGCGGCTTATATCAAGTTTCTGGGACAAGTCAGGATCATACAGCTTCACGCTTCCATTCTTGATAGATGCTTTCACACCACCTTCAAGCTCCTTGCGCTGTTTATCCGCTTTATCCGCTTTATCCGCTTTGTCGCTGTTGTACTTGACCGGTTCACCGAGATAATAGCCAAGGCCGACATCAACCACATATTTAGCATAGTTGACATTGAACCTTACAACATCATCATCGTCATCCACTTTGTGTGCAAGAATATCATGTCTACCCTCGTAGTAATCCTTACACTTAGCCCATCTGGCAAGCTGCCCTTTATGCTTCTGTATGAGGTATTTGAAAACCCTTGAATCTATGTTGTCTAAGTCCGGCACCATTGCCGGATCTATGTATATTGCCATCGTGCATATATCCTTTCTGCCATGTGTTTATAATCCCTTCGGTCTCTTCCTTGACTTAACACGGCTGTTTCTTCGTATATCCTCTATTGAGTACCTGAGAGCCGCCATGGCATCGTCAAAGAACGGCACAGGCTCATCGGTGTACTCGTTTGTCTTCTGGTCAAGCTGCCATTTCCACTGTCTGATCTCGTCATATGTGTTTGTGCAGCTATAATGTATATGTATCTTTGGTATCTGCTTCAGATAATCTATCTGTGCATGTACGCTTCCCGGCTCCTTTAGGACTCCTCTGGCTCTCTTATATCCGGCTTTCTGCCACATCTTGATTCTGTCCGGCTCTGCTGAATCACAGTACATATTTAGCTTTTTATCAAACTGCTTTTCAGCTGCCATCTGTATGATCTCGTTCGTGTCTTTCTCGTACACATAGAGTTCTTTGCAGATGTACAATTCACCATCCTTGAAAGCCACCTCAAGCAAAGCATTTGCATGGTTAAATCCAAAATCCTGTGCATTCACTACATAATCGAAGTTGCTGTGATCTGTGTTAAAATCCTCAACAACATAGTTTGTAAGGATAAGACCACCAACTTCGCCCCATTCCCCAAGGCCATACACTCTGTACCCCTCAGGGTCTACTTTCTTACGTCTCTCCATTCTTGCCCTGTATGCCGCATCAATAAACCTGTTGTTGACATAGTTGCTTGAATGTGTCAGTACATTCTCGTCCTCGATATCAAAGAAGTTTTTCTTTATCCAGTGGGTAGCTGATACAGGGTTAAATGTCATCTTAATCTGATAGAACTGCCCTGGTGGCAGCTTACCTCTGAGACGGTCATCTATAATCTCAAAATCACTCTGCATAAGCTCCGTAGCCTCTTCTATCCATACATCCGTGAGCTTTCCACGCTTAAATGTGATAGATTTCAGCTTTTCACGCTGCTTATCATCATTTACCCCTCTGAATATGATCTGGTTACAATTTGCCTTGCATTCGATCATGAGCGGGTTCTGCTTGATGGTCCAGTATTTCTCATATTTATCACCGAACATACGAAAAATAGCACCCTGCAATTCTGCAAAAGTGCTATCTCTGTTTGTTATATCTGATTTTCTTACACATAATAAATTCCTGCCTGGATCCTGAAGGAGCCTGAGTATATAGTTTGTGGCTGTGTCAACACTTTTCCCGGATCCAGCCGAGCCTTTCATAACTATATATCTTCTCTTGCTCCTGTTCACTTCCTTAAATGCAGGATTAAGCTCAACTTTAATGTTCATCGTCTGCCATATTCTCCACTTCTGAATTATCCAGAGGTGTTTCATCACCATACGACACATTTATATTCAATGTCATATCTTCGCCCTCGGTATTCAGATTGATAATATCCTCAGGCCTCTGCCCCACTGTATCCCTAATGAACTCAGCACTGGCAATTGAGCCTTTGAGGGCTTTCTGAACTTGGGCTATGAGTATAGCGTCCTGGACTGTGATATTCTTGCCCTTTATATCTGCTATGTTCTTTATCTTGTCGATATTGACCACAGCGCCTTTATGCAGGCTCATGGACAGGATAGTCTCAAAGGTATCTTTCATCTGCTTCTTTGCAGCTCTTGTCTTACCTGATTTGACGCCGCCTTTCTTGCCTGCTTCCTGAAGCTCTTCTTTTGTCATGTCCTTAAAGCTCTTTCCCATCCGTTTCACCTGCCTTTCATATCAATCTATTTACACCTTATTCTTCGCTGGCTTATATGAATATTCATATCCATACTTCTTTGCATTTCTGCTGAGCCACTTACTGAGATCCGCATCATAGTTATCACTACTTACCTTGACACTATGAATGGCTTTGTTGAACTCCGTAGCCTTAAAATGTGGTTTCTTTTTAATCGTATACGTTCCCGCTCTTCTTTTGCTGTATAGCTTAGGATCTATACCTCTAGGTGGCAATGCGTTTCTGCTACTTGCTGTTACCGCCTTTTGTCCACTACCTGCCCATGTCTCAAGGTCTGCCCCACTAAAATTGCCCCATCCATTCGCTGGATGATTGTGTATAAAGTGCTTACCTTCGCTTTCAAATGCATCATAACTCACGCTACCTCTGGAACCCTTATAATAATGTGTCACATATCCATTATCATCCACTTGGGCTCCCCATTCTCGGCCACTCTTGGTATGCTTATCATTAAAATTCTTGATAACCCTGTCTATACTTCCTGTATTCTTTGAACCATTCATCCAGGCAGGAAACAGCTTCTCAGATGACTTACCTCTTCCATTTGAAAATGACAGTCCTCTATCTCCTTGCTTTGCCCTGAATGCGTTTGCTCCTCTGCCACCCAATTGCTTTACCTCCACGAAAAAAGGACACTTCACAATGAAGTGTCCCAACGTACTATAACTATGTAATATCTATTCTTCCTCTATCGGGAACCACAAACTGCTGTCGTCATTCACGCACATACATAAAGGATTGTTAAATGCATCCTCCTCAGATTCCCAAAACTCTTTAAGTTTTTTATCTCCAAGCATTCCATTCTCATAGAGGTCATCTATATTCTTGAATGTTATCTCCTCATCCGTATCATAATTAACGATTGATGCCGGACTATAATATATAAAATAATCTCCAATCCTGAATGCCTGAGCTTTCTTCATATGGTGTAAAAATGTGTCCTTAAGCATATCTCCCACCTAACCTCTCTTAAATGCTTTATTGTCATAATATTTCACCTGAATACTGTCAGGGAATTTATAACCTATATCACCGCCATATACAAGCACTCTCTTTGGCCTAATGCGCTTGAGTGCTTCTGTCATTCCATTATACCACATCTGCTTATTTTCGTCATCCAGCTTGACTCCAATAGTTGACGCTGAAACAGTTCCACCCTGCTGTATACCGTCAAAACAGAATGTATATGTTTCTTTCTCAGCCCATGAAAGAGTTGGTATAACAGTGATACCAACGTCCTGCATCATCTGACCGATGAGGCGGCTTCTGTACACGTTCCATATCTTCATAGGCATTGGCATGTCCATGTACAGGCTGAAGTCTGGAGTAAATACACAGTCAAACTCTCTCAGCTTGTCCATATACTGCTGTGGGCTGTTCCAGATCCGTTCAAACTGGTAGTCATCAATGTAAAAATGCACCCCACATCTACGCTTCTTGGTAGATAGAACATAATTGAATGATATCAGCTCATCCGGTTCTGCGTTCTGTGCCTCTATAATCGGCATCTGATAAAATCCCTCTGCCCTTGCTCCGTCAAAATCATCAAGGTTGTATTCCTCGTATGTTCGCTCTCGTTCATCGCCGTAGTATCCGTCATCCTCATCATCCTCAAGCAGATCTGGAACATCAAAACCAAAGTCAGCCATGTCAAAATCCTCTATGGCTGTAAGCTCCTGGTTGAGTAAATCCAAGTCAAAACCACTGTTCATGGTCAACTTGTTGTGTGCCAGGATATATGCTTTCTTCTGCTGCTCTGTGAGCTCTGTAAGCCTTATACAAGGCAATTCGGTATATCCAAGCTCCTTGGCTGCCATGAGCCTACCATGTCCCTCTATCAGGACGTTTCCCTCGTCTATTGCAAGCGGATCATTGAAGCCAAACTCACTGATAGACTGCTTTATCTGCTCAACCTGTTCCTGTGGATGCTTCTTTGCATTCTTGGCATATGGTATTAACTTATCAATATCAACATACTCTATCTGCATATCTGCCTCTTCCTAGCTTCGATATAGGTTCGAAGCTATACTTTCTTTCTCACTCTCTTCGGAATTACAATCATGTAAAACGGCTTACATACACTCTTTGCTCCTCTATCAAACCCTTTTATAGCTGGCTGGATTTTATATATCTTAGTACACTTAACCATCACCTTTATCATAGCTATCGGTAAAGCCAATCTACCAAGTATCGGATGTATATATTCAAAACTATATTCAGGTCTCACAACCTCAAACCTTTTAATCTTACTCATATCTCACCTCAAACAAAAAGCCCAGTGGGGGAGAGACCAGCGTTCACTTTTCACAAGGGGAGGTACAACCACTGGGCATAAGAAAAGGGACACGACCGAAATGGCAAACAGTCATGTCCCTTATGAATCAATATAATTTTACCATACTAGTATACCACGTTTGCTAGGTGCTATGTGGTGCTAAATGGTGCTATTTGGTGCTGAGTTTTCCAAGACCTTAATTCTAAATGCCTCAAGTGCAAAACCATGTATATGTTTTGTCCTGCCATATGAATACTTCATTTCAACCGCTATATCTTTTAGTGTCTTGTACTCTATGTATTTCTTGAACAGGATCTCCATGTACGTTATGTCGTCCAGCATATGTATCTGTCCTATGACCTTATGCTTGAGCTCCGTGAACCGCTCTATGTCCTCATGAATCTCTTTCTCAAGGCCAACATACTTTGCCACCTTATTGCTCATAGAATCAGCCTTGGCGCTTGTCTGCACCTTTTCTGCCGAATAATCAAATGCCCCTGTACAGGTTGCATCTTCCTTGAGTCCTGCAAGCTCTATCTTCTTCTGTCTGATCTTAACATCCAGAAGCTTCACCTGTTTCAAATACTCTTTTGCTTTCACCGTCTCACCTCCTACTTGTTCTCCCGGATGGTGAAATCCAAACCTGTTTCTTCCTTCACTTCCATGCCCTGTGTCTTGATGACATTCATCAGCCATGCAGCCCCCGCCATTCTTGCTTCGTGTAGCTTTCTATCTGATTTTGCCATCCTCTCACTCCTTCCGGGTAAATCTTTTCATCAAGTGATTATATGGATCTGTCTGTGTCTTAAACCCTATCTGTCTTTCTTCAAGCGGATCATTGAGCTGTGCCCCATCAAGGAAATCTCGTAGTTCTTCCAGACAGTCTGGGCATAGATCCTTTGTCTCTACTGGATCATCGAACACATCAACCATCCTTGCCCTTATCGGCGCTCCGTGTTCAAACGGCAGGTCATAGAACCCGCCGCATCTATCGCATTTGCCTGCATATGCCATTCTATATAGTCTCCTTTATCAATTCCGGATTGTCAAAGATGTTGCCAACGACCTCTGCATTAACCATGTTTATCCAATATCCTAAGTCTTTGCGATAATTCCTGCTCTCTGACCAATCCACATAAAATCCTATGTGCTCCGTTTTTTGATTATCAAAGCAGCTTTGATATGCTCCATATCTGATTTGTGCATATGCATTGCCAAAATGATATTTTATAACATCATTCTCCCATATCAGCTTGCCGTTCTTATCTTTCAAGCCTGTGCACTGACAGATAGTATCTGGTCGCACTTCAAATGCAAATGGTGCCCCTGCTTTATTGCTGATATACCATTTATTTTCCTTACAATGTAAAAATCCTGCAACCCACTCTCCATTACAAATTTTCGCCTTGAATAGGCATCTATCTTTCATCTACTCCACCTCTTTCGCATCGTTCAAATTCTATTACCCACACCCACGGATTCGCACTCCAACCGTAGTAATCAAGGTCGGATTTCTTGATGGTGCTGTTCCAAACTTCCCTACCAAACAGCTCTCCCATAGTCATGTCGCAATATTTAATACTGCTCATACATGGACCATCTAAATCGCAAGTATGTCCATCTGCTGATACTCTGGTTAAGCATGGCGGTTTAAATTTAAATCCTTCATCCCACACTCCATCCTCTGTAATTTCCTGCAACCGCTCCACCCTCACATCCGTAACCTTAAGCCAGATACGTGCGGCTTTTTTCGGCATGTGAATGGATGGCTTCCAAAGTAAATCTTTTGACATCCATAATTTATCATCTGCCTTGTACCAAAAGATGTTAGCTGCTACCTGAATAAATGTTTCCCGGACATACAAAATATCACCCGGCTGATATGGCGGTATACATAACTTGCTAATAATCTGCTCATCCTCCACCTCTGTATGCTCTTTGTGATACGGACTATTCAGAATCGCTTCAACATCATGTTTCACAATTCGTCTAGTGCAACTCTTTCTCCCGTCCAAAATTGCCCGAACCATCTCAGTATTGAATAAAATCGGTTTAATTGACATCTACACCGCCACCTTTCACAATCTCGATTGCATGCCCATAACTTCTTGCTTTCTCTTTTCCCAAATTCCCGTCGTATGCATTCTCCCAAAACTTTCGCTCATTTTCTAACTGCTCCACAACCGCATCCACATCGTATATTTTTTCTGAACTGCATAATTCTTCAATCTGATCTACGATAAAGTAATCACAGGTTCCACGATTAGAAGTATTTATGAGTTCCATCACATTATCTACCCTTACATATTTACCACTCATCGTTCACTCTCCTGTTCCATGCTTTAATTTCTTTTCTCTCTGCGGCATTATAAGAACCCGCCCATGTTCCACCGCTTCTTCCGTGGCAATTATTGCAGATAATCTGTGCCCAAAATCCCTTATCTTCTCCCGGAATTCGTTCATAATTCATTTCAGCTTTCCCACCGCAAAACGGGCACGGCTTTAATTCTTCACTCATTGTTCATCACTCCTCAACCTTCCTTTCCGCCTCAAGCCATCTGCGGGTACATTCTATGCAATGTTGCTTACCCCTCTGACACACAATCTCGTCAAATCCAATCTCGTCAAATCCAACCTCACTCGGACACATGATGATCGGCGCAAGATCCGCATCACCAAGCGACCTGATGTAGTCGCCGTTGGTCATCGGCTCATAGTTGTCAACTGCATTCTTGGTGCAGTGTGCGCATGGTTCCTGTGACTCGTCTCTATATTTGTATTTGCAAGTTTTGCAATTCTCTATTCTCTCTGGTGTTATTTCCATCGTATTTCCCCCTTCCTGATCATCTCTCTTATGTCTGTGTTGCTGAAGCTCTCCTTGTAGCCCTTTTCGCTCTGCATCAGTACATGGTGCTCATATACCTTGATGATTGTCCAGCGCTTCCAAACCCTTATAGGGATATTTTCCTCTTTTCCGCTCTTTGTGAGTATCTTCACCACCTGCCCCGGTCGGCAGATGGTGTTAAATATTGCATCTATCTCAAATTCTGTCATGTGATCTCTCCTTTCAGATAGCAAGGAACTTATTCACAAAATACTGCTGTCCCTTGCCTGTAACCTTTGGTGTCCTAGTGATCCTGACTGAGCCGTCTGGATTGCTTATGGTGCTTTCCTTCACCTCAAACAGCTTCATCTCCATGCTTCTCTGAGTTGGCATATTTCGATCTGAGCCCTCTCTTTTGATGAGGTAGCCATTATCACGCAACCACTTAAACAAGCGCTTCTGACCGATGCTGACGCCATTCTGGCTTATCAGCTTTGCAAGGTCACCGATCAAAATTGATGTGTGACTTGCTGCAACCGCATCGGCGAATATTGCCTTTGGCTTCATGGTCTCTATCTGCTTGTCCCTCTCCAGAATCTTGTTCTGAGCTACCTGTAAGGCTCTGGCCATTAATTCGTCATCCGACATTGTTTCCTGTCCGACTATGTACCCGCCGTTCTTTCGGATGGATGGAAGCACCTCACTTGTCACCCAGTCTGTAAATCTCTCAGCCGCCTCTTTTCTGCTCTGGAAAATAACCTTGTACAAATTTGATTCATTGACAAATATCGCAGTCTGTTTTCTTCCTAAACTGTCGATGACCTCGCTAGTACCGACCCCATCTTTCCTTAATCTGCTTTTAACATCAGTTATATGTGTAATTCCAAGAGCTCTGCATACATCTGTTAAACAAAACATCGGTTCATCTTCCACAACCGCTGTTCTGATCTCTCCAAATTCTTTATTCTCAAATATCTTCAAATCGTTCATGTAATCAATCTCCTTTTCTTCTTGTTTTTTGAATCGGAGCACCATATAATTAACTTACAAGGTACTCCTTGCAATAAGACAATTTCCTTGCTGGCTAGGCGAATTGGGATTGTCTTATTTTTTTGTCTCTTTCATCTGATGTAAAATCAATCAATAGTTCAACAAAGTCCTTGCTCAGACTTTTGTTGCCTCTTAAGTTGACTATTGCCTCCTGAAAGGTTTCATCTGGCAATTCAACCATCAGCTCAATAATTTCCATAAGTTCAACCATATGTACACCTCCTACTCTTTACGCCCATTTCGGGCGTATTTCTTTCACGAAGTATAGCGTACAATATGGGCGTAGTCAAGTATAATTTAAGTGGAGGTTATATGTATGTTTGGTAAAAGACTCCGTCAAATACGTATGGAAAATGGCTTTACTCAGCAAAAAACTGCTGATTTACTTGGTATAACCTTGCGTTCATACCAAAAATATGAACAAGGTGAGCGTTCTCCATCTCTGGATTGTTTAGTCAAGATAGCGGACATCTTCAATGTATCTCTTGACTATCTGCTGTGCAGAGATGCATTTATTCAATCTCACGCAAGATCCTCTGATGAATAGAAAATAAATCCTCTAGGTTATCCCATATTTCAAAATCACCGGTTCGGTCTCCAGATTCTATCTTTTGATAATATCTGAGACCGATACCCAAATAATCGGCAACTCCCTGTTGTGTCATTCCTTTTGTCTTTCTGGCATTCTTCAAATTATTTCTCATAGTAATCACCTCAGTTCTCTTACTGCTCCGTTATTTACAACCGTACTTGATGTACACTTGTAAAATCCCTGTTGATGCTCCACCACCTCCGGCAAAGTTATCAACAATAAGCTCTCCATTTATCACTCGTCGCCCACCTCCAGAAAATCAAACAACGTCGGTGAATCCACCTCATTCTCCTCTGCCTGTAAATAACCAACACCATCTCTGAAATAATCCGGATTCAGTTCACATCCCTTACCGAACCGGTGCATTTTAACTGCCATCATCGGTACTGTCATAAGACCGCCGAACGGATCATATACCACATCGCCCGGATTGCTGTATCTGTTGATGATCCTCTCAACAATATCAAGCTGCAGCGGGCACACGTGCATCGTTGCCCTTCGTCTGCTCTGTGTCGTGTTGAGCGTCCGCATCCTGTTGATGTCGTCCCATACCTCAAGCTGATTCCAGGATCCCGGCGCTACAACCATGAATGTAGCTGGAAGCCTGCCATCTGTATCAAGCTCTTTTGCAAGTGCCACATGCTCCTCATAGTTGTATACGTGCTCTCTGCTGTACTGTCTGTACACTCTCTGTAAGTTATCCACAGATACACCCTCAAGCTCCTCTTTGCTTATCAGCCTGTCTCCTGAACTTCTCCAGTATCCATGAGCATCTATCTGCCACTGCGCTCTTGTGTATTCGTCCTTGGACTTTGTGACAGGTTCATCAGCATATGCCTTGCTGTGATCCGTTGGTAGCTTACGGAATAACAGAATATATTCAGGGCATCCCACACCCATCTTGGTACCGTCCTTGCACTGCTCAGTCCATCCAAGACGATATGTCTGGTTATTCTCTCGTACAACATCCGTAACCACTGTTATCATTCCGAAATACTGGAAGCCATGACGCATATAGTGTTCTATACAGTCAGCGTGGAATGGCTCAATAGTCGGCATGCCTGTGCCTGTTGCATTTCCAAACAGCACTCTATCCTTAACGTGGATGGCCGCCACTCTTCCCGGCTTCAGCACCCTCAGAAGCTCCGGCGTCAGGTAGTCCATCTGTTCAAAGAACCGCTCTGTATCCTGATTGTGTCCGAAGTCGTTATAATTTGCGCTGTACTCGTAGTGATTGCCGAACGGTATCGACGTATGTATCAAATCAACGCTGTTGCTCTCCATTGCCCTTGTCTCTTCCACACAGTCGCCATACACAGCCTCATAATGCTTGCCTCTTACCGTTCTCTCTTCTCTTGTACCTTCCACACCCATCTTCCTTTCCAATCTCTCCGTCTTGTTTGCCGAATCAAGGCCATATTTCTTCACGATCTCGATCATCTTCTTGACCATGTGATTATGATTCTTCCACTTCTCGATCAGTGCGTCCTTGATCTCCCGCTCATTCTCCATGTAGATGATGTCTATAACTACTGTGTCCTGCTGCAGGAACCTGTAACACCTGTGCACCGCCTGTATGAAGTCATTGAACTCATAGTCAATTCCAACAAATATCTCCCGGTGACAGAACCGCTGGAAGTTACAGCCTGAACCACTGATTGACTTCTTGGTGGCAAATAACCTTGTCTTGCCATTGGAAAAATCTATAACTCTCTGTTCCCTGAGGTCGTAGTCCATGGATCCGTATATATCCACTGTCTCTGGCAATACTTTCTTGATTGCGTGTCTCTCTGCTTCCTGATCATGCCACAGAATAAAATGTTCCTCCGGCGAACTGTCAACTATCTCCTTCATCTTCTCAACCCTGGCATCTATGCTCTCACGCTTGATCTTTGCGGCTTCTTTAAGTCCTGTACTAGCCTGAGTGAAAAGCTCCATCTGGCCGTCCCTGTCAACTGAATCTCCGTAGTGTATTGGTATCTCGTGCCACCTCACATCCAGTGGAGGGAGCACATAGCCGTCATCGGAATAATCTGGATTGAGATCCGATGGCTTTGTGATGAACAATGCCCAACTGGAAACCCACAGCCAGAACTCATCTTCCATGTTTGGGTACAGTGTCAGGTTATTTGCCTTTGTTGAATCCCTCTGGAAAAATCTTGTAAGTGCCTGTCCTGTGTCCATTACCTCAAGATATCCAGCATAGTGTATAAGCTCCTTGTACTTGTTCGGTGATGGTGTAGCGGTCGCTACGAGCTTGTAAGGTACATTTTTGAACTTGTCAAGGAACGTCTGGTATGTCTTAGATCCAAATGATCTAAGCACGGATGCTTCATCAAGTGAGGTTGCCACAAAATACGATGGATCTATATCTCCGTCTCTCACTCTCTCATAGTTCGTCAGAACGATCTGACTTGTGCTTGCCTCAACCTCTTCCATGTTTCGGCAATATTCTGGCTTCTCATAGCCCAGGAGCTCCACAGCATCCCTTGTAAACTCCTGCTTAACTCCAAGCGGTAATACAATCAACGCTCTACCGCCGGTATGTTCTGCTGCAAGGTGGCAAAACTCTATTTCCTGTGCAGTCTTGCCAAGTCCGAACGACTCAAACAAGGCTCTACGTCCACCCTTTAGCGCCCATGCCACCGCATCACTCTGATGTGGCTTTAGGGCTTTATTTATGCGGCTCTTATTGACCTCAAAGCCGCTGTCAGTAGCAAGCTCTATCTTGCTCTCTAAAAACTCTCTGTATGTCATTCACTTCTCAGGAACCCGCTATAGCATTACCCCGGCCGGAGGTTCGGTTCCTTTCGTGTGTTATTTATTCAGCTCATCAGCCAGCATCTTCTCAAGCTGTCCAAGCTGCTCAGAATGATCTGTCTGTTTGAAGTTTGCAAATCCATTTGGATTCACGTTCCGTGGCTGTCCTCGGCTCTTACCGTCATCCTTAAGCGCATATAGGCCTGTCCATCCCTGCATTATCGACTGATTGAGAATCTGTACCTGTTCATGCTTATCGTGTGATAGCGACTCAAGCTTGTTCATCATCAGCGTTATGGCCCTGTCACTCATAGGCTTCTTGATGTCCTTACGAAACTTGATGAACTCTACTATAGCATCGTTAAGCTCTGGATCATCGCTGTACACTGGTTCAGACTTTGGTGCTGTCTCCCCGCCTTTTTCTTTTGTATTTTTCTTTTTACTCTCTTTCTCTATATCTATTTCTATATCTGTACGGCTAACATTAGCTTTACTGTTAGTTTTACAGTTAGTTTTACAACCATTTACATCAGACTTATTATTAACATCACCTGTTAACCTCTTCTGTTTTTCCCTGTAATCTCTCATGTAATCCTTCATGTAAGCCTTTTTATTATCAAGCTGATCAAGCGTCTGGTACTTACCCCAATTTGGAATTGTGATCACTCCATCCACAATCTCAATCATGCCGTACATTGCAAATATATCTATGGCCTGTTTTACCATGGCTGGCTTCTGGCCAAACAATGTAGCAAGCATATCAGCGGTATATGCCACACCACCCTGAGCAAATACACCGCTATTATTCATGCGCCCCGCAAGGCACAACAGTTTAATCCATATGAGGATTATTGAATCTCCCTTGGGAAGAGCAGATATAAGCATAATCTTGTCATCTGTGAATATATCTGTTGCCAGCTTTATCCATTTTGCTTCTGCCACCCATGTCACACCTCCTTGATCCTTATTCCATACTTATAAAGCATCAACTTGCGCTTTATGATGTATTCCTTTGTTCTCATGCCCTTCGCATCTTCAACAACCATGCAGTTGTTTTCCAAGTCCCAATAAACAAAATCAGCCACATATGAGCACTTACGCTCCAGGAGCTTTCCCGGTTTGAATCTGCCCTTGTTTTTGCCTTTGGTATATATCTGATCTGTCTTTTCTCTTTGTTCCGGTATCAGTTCAAATTCACGCTGGAGCTGTAAACCGGTTATCTTGCCAGCTTTCTCAAGTGATTTCAACTCTGTATATCTCTGAGCTTCTTTCTTGCTGTCAAATGTGATGCCGTCTACAACAACCTTCCTGTTGCCGTACTTGGCTCTTGACCTGTTCCAAGCCATCAATGCTCCTTTCCCCCTGTCGCCCTAAAATAAGAGCAACAGGGATATATGCTAAGACATTACGCTGCGTGTTGTGATGTATTAAATGTAATGTTAACCTACTTGAAACTTCCGAATAGTGCCGCCTCGGCAGCGTTCATCTCTGGCTGTGGATTTTCTGCCGGTGTCGGCTGTGGATTCTGAACACTGTTCTGTGTATTCTGAGCATTGTTCTGAGTATCCTGTGGCTCTGCCTGTGGAGCCTGTGCTTCTGGTTCATTCACCTCTGTTGCTGTGGTTTCCACATACTCATCATTGTCATTCTCAACGTATGTAGGATGTCCCTCAGCGTCCAAGGTTGCCATATCGCCCTCAAATGCCTTCTGGAGTTCTATGCTCATTACTCCCCACTTGCTGATCAGCTGTCGGAGCATTGTCTTGTAAGCCATGCCATCAAAATTCTTGTACCAGAATGATGAATACATCCATGAATCTCTCGGATCATAATTGCCAGCCTCATAGTCAGCATATGATACTCTCTGCTTCTCTCCGTACTTTGTCTTGACCTTTCCAGCGTCCTTGTAGAATGCCGGTGCATACTTGTCCGCATGAGCAAGCATCTGAGCCTTACTCCAATACATTGTCTTTCTGAATCCGTTCACAAGCTCAAACATTGCATAGTAGCCGATGGTCTCAGCCTCTTCACGCTTGTCCCAGTCATCAACCATGAGATTGACCTTGATATCCTCGTTGAGTGGGTCGAAGTATTCCAACTCCCCTTCCTTGATTGCGACAACATTCAGTCTCTTATACTGACCGGAACGGATCGCAAGCTGGATATATCCCTTATATCCCATCTGGAACTGAGCTTCCTTGACACCAGTCTTTGTATTGTTGAATGGGACCATGTAATAGTGTCCGAGCTGTGGGGATGGTGAAAGCTGTAAGCTCTCGCCGAGAAGTGCAGCTGAAAGAATCGACTGATTCGTGCACTCCTGAAGTGTAGGGTTGGTATTATATGCTGATACGATAGCAGATATAAACCTCTGTCCATTCTTTCCACCAACCACCTTGTTGATCTGATTCTTGATTGCATCTTTTGTAAGATACTCTGTAATTCCCAGATTCTGCTGTGCTTTACTTTTTGCTACTAAACTGTTATTTACTGCCATTATTTTCTACCTCCGCTAACTCGGTTGCCAATTCTAAAATATCAATCTCGCTGTTATTCTGCTTTGCAATCTCTACAGCCTTGTCTATAAACTGATTTGCCACATCTGTTCCAAAATCTTCTTCAACGATAGATCGCACTCCGCTTATGGCTGTTATCATTTCAGCGATCAACATTATTGTTGACCCTTCCAACTGTACTGAACCTTTATTTAATACAATCATCTTGATCCTCCTAATGCATAATCGTATCTTCTAACATCTTGCGCAGTACCTCTTTCAGAGCCTGTGGCATTTCCCTTATGTTGTCCTTGTTTATATTGGCTTTTGGCAATATCTTAAATAAAACATCATCTATGAGGTCACTCATAATCTCGTTAATGTCTCCCTCAGCTTTGGACGCTTCCATGGCTCTGCTTATCATTTCTTCTGTAGCAACCTCTCCATATCTTTTAGCAAGCGACCCCCTTAAACTCTTCATTGCAAGTGCTAATTCTGATATAAGCACAGGTGTTGTTCCCCTCATTTCTACTAAGTCCATTTTTACTTTAATCATTTTGTATACCTCCATTATCTAATCTGCTTAAACTGTATGTGTCTCTCTGCGAACCAAGCCGCAAGCTCTACTGCCTGTTTCTCTGTAACGATAGCCTCAAACTTTACCAAGAATTTAGGTTCACTCTGTACAGGTGCTGGTTGTGGCTCCTCGGTTGGTGCCTGCTGCGCATCCTCTGGTGGTGTCATAGCCTGTGCCATTGCGGCTCTCTGCTCCTCGGCAACCTTTTCCTGTGCCTTGCACTCTTCCTCAGCCTTTCGTCTTGCCTCTTCTGCTGCTTTTCGTGCCTCTTCCTCAGCCTTTCTCCTTGCCTCAGCTTCAGCCTTTGCCTTGGCAATCTCTGACATCCTCTTAGCCTCTGAGATGGCCTTGTTGATGTCTAATGTATCCTTAAATACCTCTGTAGCCTCAAATCCGAATTCCGGGAGCTGACTGAGTGTAAGCACTCCGTTGCCGATCTCGTACATCTTTGACCTCATCTGATCTTCAATGCTCTTCATTGATGTAGACGCATTCAGCCACTTAGGATCCCATATTTTCTCCAACGTGACAAAATTCTGGAAACCTATCTGAGAGAACAGCACTTCAATGGCTTTCTGCTTTTCGGCCTTGCGTTTCTCATCGTATGCCTTGACCTGTTCGTCTATCACCGCTATAGGCTTGTCTATGATACCTATGATCTCGTTGATTTGAGCCTTGAACACATTAAACGGCTGCATGTATTCTTTCTCTTTTCTTATTCTCTCGTCATTGAGGGCTTTCTTTAACTTGTTAAGGTTCGCCTTGTCTGCCTTTGCGTCCTTGATCTGGTCATCTGTGTAGACAAGCGTCTCATAAAATGAGACCTTAGATGTAAGCTCAGCCTTGAGCTCCTCATAGTTAAAATCAATCTTCTCTGGTATCGCTACCTCATTAACTCTTAATTCCATTTTTAACCTCCTAATTCAGCACCAGCTCCATCTGGTGACTCTCCTTGTTCTCTCGCACCATTGCCATAATGCGTGCTGTCTGTCGCTGTCTCTCTTCCTCGCAGTCACAGTGTTCGCCCGGGTCCAGGCAAGCACCGCACTGTGGACATTCGTTGTAATACATGCCATTTCCTTTCATATCTCCGGGAGTATCAGCGGCGGCTCTTTCTTTGCCTGTACGCACTCCCAGAACTCTCTCTCAGCATCAATAAGATACTGGATGTCATCCTCTACCTCCGACCGCTCTATCGGATAGTGTTTGGTCTGCAAATATACCTCTCCATCAATTTCAAACTTGAGCTGTGCCTTGAGTACCGCATATTCAAACTCTGTCACCATCAAGTAATGAAGCACCTGTATGTAATAGTTATCTGGCACTCTGTTATCCCATTTTTTCTTCTGACTTGACTGCAGGATCTCTGTGGTCTTGATCTCAAGCACACCATTGCGCCCATCCCGGTCCATAAGCCATCCGTCAAGGCTTGCATGCGCCCATGGGTACTTATCATTCGTGAACATGTTGTTTTCCACATATCCAACTTGATACTGTGGATAATCCAACTTGAATAACTCCCTCAGATGCTTTTCTGCCTCTGTTCCATACTTGACATAAGGCTTGTCTGATATGTCCTCAGGCTCTATGCCGTAGGCTTTCTCCTTGAACAAATCCACATTGGTCTTGTATGGGCTCATCCCAAAGATCGCCGAGGCATCCGACCCGCCTATCTTGGTCCTTGCCCTGAGCCACTCTTCATGGCTTCCGAGCACTTTCATCTCAACCATGTTCTATTCCTCTCTGGCATCTTCAATGCTGTTCATAAGTTCAAGCACGCCATAAAGTCCCAGCTCCGTGAACACGGTTCCAAGCAAGTACGCCACCAATCCTACCGCCGGCAGTGCAAGCAACACTTCTGCATTGAATATGATGTTGTATGCCAACAGCAAAAACAAAATGCTCATTATTACAAGGCTCACCGCCTTGACAGTCTTTGTGTCTGTGTTTCTCCTCTTCATTTGCTTTCTTCTCCCTTTTCTGCTATGATTCTTGAGTATTTTTCTATGCACCGGCGGAACTGCAATTCCAAAGGTGCTTTTTTATTGTCAGGGATCTAATTCATCCCAGTTTATGACGGCTTCTTTTGCTACCTTATTTATGTCGAACGGCGGCACTCGTCTGCCAGCGTCAAGCTGTTTCTTGTACTTCAGATAATCCACCAAGGCAAGCACATTGACCCTTGTTACTCCGGCACCATCCAGTATGGTGTATGGTCCATATCTGCCAGACTGGACATATCTGTCAAGATCTGCTATACGTCTGGTTACTGTAGCCGATGACATCTTAAACATATGCATCATCTGAGCCTTACTTATATACGGCAACCGGCCAATCTCCCTGACACCTATTACCTGTATGTCTTTGACCGCTCTGCTCATCGCTCTCACTCTCCTTTCTCTATGACCAGCCTCAGCCCAACCGCTTTTAGTAAGCTGTCGGCATTGGTCAATGTCATTCCTCTTTTATCTGATTCCCACATATACAAGCTCCTGTCAGTAAATCCTGCCTTTTCAGCCAATTTACGCTTTGACATGCCCTGTCTGATTCTTTCTCTCTCAACGGCCTGTAATATTTCACTTTTATCCACTTGACATTCTCCTTTCCTTGAGTACTATATATAGTGCGTGAACAAACGTTCATAACAATATATCTAGAAAAGAGGTGAATATCATGAGCACTCCGTTATACAAACCAGGCACTGACAACTTATCTCCTGGAAGTTATAAGGAAGTAGGGCCACGTGGAGGATCTGTACCAAAGCCAAGACAGGTACATATCGATCAGGGTGATCGACTTCCTCCAACTCAGGAAAAAGGTCGTAACTGGAAGAAGGTTTAACTCTTATGGGGGTCATCTAGGTATGAGGTGGCTCCTGTATTTTTATCCTTTTTCTGCTGAAACAAATACATCTACCAAATGGCAAATTGATCTGTAACCATGATTCAGCGTATCGGATCCCCTTCTCCGTATATTTTGTTATGTAATGGTGCAACGTTCCCATCTCCTTTCCTTCTTGATTTCCAAATGTCGAAAATCAACCTTCCGACAAATGTCCCAATGGCTATGCCAATGATCGTGGTCAACATCTTTTCTTTACCTCTCATCTGTATTCTTTCTGAATTATGAGTGTGTCGATAGGCTTATACTCCAGCAGCTTTCTGATTGTCTGGAGCTCTTTTCTTATCTGTACAAGCTCTGTGTATATCTTCTTGAGCATTTCTTCCCTCCTTTCTCCTTGTCGTCTCCATCATTTCACCCTATAATTTCCGTAGGTGCTTTTAGCATCAATCCATACGAAAGAAGGTGGAACTATAAAACTCTACTCTGTTGATTTAACTGTTACGATCTCCATAATCTTAGCGGCTTGTTCTATCGTTGCTCCTTGTCTTACAACCATCATCACTAACATTCATAATTGCAGGATAAGGAAACTCGAATTAAAGGCTCAGAGAGAAAGAGAAAATATCTTTTACACCCGTGGTGTCTATGAAGAATATCTCCGTGCCACCGGTGGGCTGTTACAAGACAAATCAACCTCGGCATATGCAGCATATGGGAAAATATATCCTCTTGCTTTGGTGTACTTCCCTGAATATCTGCAAGACAGCTTAGTCGCTATCAACGCTTGTATATGTGAGAATCGCAAGAGTGACGCTCTCCCTGAGTTTGAAAAGCTTGCTAAAACCATCCATACCATACAAGGAATGCCGTAAACGAACCGCAAACAATGATGTTGTAAATCAAAAGCGCAGCAGTTGTTTCTTTTTCCTTTGTGGCAATCCATGTGACTATGGAACATATGAGACCTATCGCCCAGATAATCACTATGCCTACGATTATCTGCTTGGGGTCTCTAAGCCCCTCTACAAATTGAATCTGCATTACTCTCCTTTCTCTTATTGGTTAAACTCCGTTTAACTTCCTAAGCAAAAAAATACGCTGGATAGTCCTTTAAATCAATGTCAAGTAGTTCAGCCCACTTGTTCATCTCTTCCTGAGTAAATCCAGTTCTACAGTTCAACTTCTTTGATACAGAATTACTTGATAATCCCAATGCCTTGGCAAAATTACCCTGCGTTCCGTACTTCTCTATTATTCTTCCTCTCAGCTTGTCATACTGATATGGCATTGTCGTACCTCCTTCCATTCGCATTTGTTAAACCTCGTTTAACTTTAATGCTAGTTTAACCCTGTTTAACTCAGTTGTCAACCCTAAAGTTTAAAGTTTTTTAACTTTTTGTTTGATTTTAGTTAAACGTTGTTGTATAATCCAAATATAAAATATGCATATATAGATAGAGGAGGTTTAGTATATGAAATGGCCAACAACTGCTAACCGATTAAAACAAGCTATGAATAATATAAATATGAGTGCACAAGAACTTGCAGATAGAAGTGGAGTTAGCAAAGCCTCCATAAGCCAATATGTTAATGGTAGTCATAAACCATCTAACATATCAGCACCGAAACTTGCAAAAGTTTTAAAAGTAAATGCTATGTGGTTGATGGGATTCGACATGGATGAAGAACCAGCCAAGCCTACATATTACTTTGACGATGAAACAGCTCAGAAGGCACAAGAGATATTCGAGAACAAGCAGCTCTCTCTTCTCTTCGATGCCGCAAGGGATGCAGAGCCAGAGGACTTGGAGACAGTTCACACAATGCTCATGGCTCTCAAGAATAAAGAGAAACGATAATGCACATAAAACATCCCACTGATTTTGTTATTGTTTTTCTGATTACATTTGAAAGGGATGATTTCTTTGGAATATATAAACGTACAGATGATGGATTTAAAATCTACCAAGATTAAAGAAACCGTGACCAGTAACGAAGATGGCTCTTACACTATCTTCCTAAACTCACGATTCACTCAGGAACAGCTAAATGACGCTTATATCCACGCTATCGGACACATAGACAGGGACGACTTCAACAAAGGCTCTGCCGATGTTATTGAGGCTTATGCGCATGGGCTAACTGAATTGTAAATTGGTAAAAACGCATTATCAAGGCTGTGAAAACAAGCCTCAAATTTTAAACATTTTGTTCATTATATACAAAAAAATGTTAATTTTCTTGAACTTTTAATATTGACTTTTGAAGGTAAATCGTGATATAGTTCATGTACTGGAATAAGTAATTTATATCCAGCATATAATATTTGGAACGTACTCCGGTGTCCTTCGGGCCCGGGGTCTTTTTATTTTACAGGAGGTATTTATGCCAGATAAAGAGTTTAAAACTACTGATGAATTAATAGCTTTGTTAATATCACGTGGTGTTGATATATCCACACCTGAGCAGAGATCATTCTGTAAAAAAGGATTACAGCGTTTTGGATACTACAACATTATTAACGGATATAAAAACTTATTTTTAGATACAACCTCCTCATCAACTGAGGACATATATAAACCCGGAACTACATTTAATGAAATATACTTTCTCTTTCAATTTGATAAGCAACTACGAGGTTTATTTTTTCGGTATACTTTAGAGGTTGAAACAAATATAAAAAGTCTAATAGCATACATTTTTTCTAAAAAATATGGCCATGACAATTATTTGTTATATACAAACTTTGATACAAACAAGAGAAATGCATACAAAAATATTTCACAGTTAATTGCTGATATACAGCGCACACTATCAAGCAGATCTAGTGACCCCTGTATTTCACATTACTTGACAAATTATGGATATGTTCCATTATGGGTTTTAAATAACGTTTTGACGTTTGGAAATATAAGTAAGTTCTACAGTATGATGAAACAGCCAGAAAGACAGTATGTTTCTAAAGTATTTCATATGACAGATAAAGAACTAGAAAGTTCTTTGTTTTACTTGT